GAAGGAAATGTATGTGACTAGAGGTATTAAACCACCGATAGATCTAACACCAATGATACAAGAATGTACGGTACATAGTGATACATTTATATGGTCACCTATGTGGGAGTTGGAACAAACCAGATCACTTGAAATCCAACAATATGTGCACGATCATCCAGAGATTACGCATTGGGTCGCAATTGATGATTTGGATATGGGTAAGAACGGTCAAGATTGGCGAAATTGGGGTTTAGATAATTTTATACATTGTAAAAAACCTCATAGAGAAGGGATAAAACAATCAGGTATAAAAGAAAAAATATTAAATTTTTTAAAATGAAAAAAAGAGTTTACTTAATTGACATTGATGGTACAGTGTGTGATGATATAAAAAATGAAGATAGTCATTTATATAAAGACGCTAAACCATACGAAGGTTCAAAAGAACAAATTAATAAATTATTTGAAGAAGGTAATACTATAGTTTTTTTTACTGCGAGGGAATATAAAGATAAAGGAGTAACCCTATCTTGGCTTTGGAAACACGGATTTAAGTTTCATGATCTGATAACAGATAAACCAAGATGTATGGATGATGAGGAATATGTGTGGATTGATAATAAACCAGTAAGAGGGATAACATACAAAGGAGAATGGAGTCCAATTGTAGAAACCAATAATCAAGAAGTAAAAACATTATTAAATTTTAAAAACAATGTGTAAGGCGAAATTAGAATTTGATCTAACAGATTCAGACGATAAGATGGAGTTTGATCGAGCAAATAAATCTACTGAAATGGCATTAGTGTTGTGGGAAATGGTTTATAACTCAAAGAAAAAACTTTATTATAAATTCGAGGAAATGTTAGAAAAAGGAGAAAATCCAAATGTATATGATGGAGTAGATTCATTTTACGAATTGTTATTAGATGAATTAAATGAAAGAGGTGTAATGATAGATAAATTAATAATATAATTAAGGTATGAATGATTTTAAAAAAGTTTGTTTAGAAATATCGGAAAGATTAACTAATCTACCATATGTTGATGGTGACATTTCTGACATTGGTAACGAAATAGGTTATGTAATATCAGATTATTTAGTTAGTGATCCTTTTGGTTGGGATAAGGATAGTTTTATTTCTGGATTAAATCATGGGATAGATTTAAATGATATAGAAAAAGATAAATAAAATGGATAAAGAATTTAAATTCACATACAAAAATTTACCATTAGAATCATTGGATGATAATGATATGTTATTATTTGAAAAGGCGGTAAGTGGTATGGACAATGCTTACGCCCCTTATAGTAATTTTAAAGTGGGTGCTTCTGTAAAACTTGAGAATGGTGAGATTGTTGTTGGTAATAATCAAGAAAATATTGCTTACCCATCAGGATTATGTGCGGAAAGAGTTGCTTTATTTTATGTGGGCGCAAATTATCCTAATGAGACTATAGAGACAATATGTATTGTCGCTAAGGGTGATTTAATACCCGTAGATTCAGTACTCGCACCTTGCGGATCTTGTCGACAAGTTATGATTGAGTCAGAGAAACGTCAATCTAAACCTATTAGAGTTATATTGGTAAACCAAAACAAAACTGTTGTGGTTATTGAGACAGTAAAACATTTTTTACCATTTATATTTGGTTAAATTTGACAAATAGGAATTAAATCATTAACTTTAAATAAAAAAATATGGACAATGGACAAGAATGAAATGGATGAATATCTAAAATCTATCGGAGGGTTAGAAAATGGTTTCTATGCAGATAGAGAACCGATAGTGAGCTCAGACTTTTTTAGTGTAAGTGATGGTTGGTTGGGTTTAATTAAAGAATTAATTGAAGATTTAATATCTTTAGGTTGGGATAAACAAACTTGTCAGGTTAAAGAAAAATTTGGTGGACTTAGATTTTATATTAATGGTGGAACTGACGAAATCTATAATCGTATATCTAAAGCGGAAAATGATAGTTATGAGATATGTGAAGAGACAGGAAAGCCTGGTACATTAAGAACTGATATTGGTTGGTACAGAACTCTTTGTGATGAAGAATATGAAAAATTTAAAAATAGATAAAAAAAATGGAATATAAATTTATAAACAGATACGGTAACGAAATACTTTTCATTAGGGAAGGTGATTCTTTCGAAATGAAGGGTGGTGATTACTACAGATACCTATTTAATGTGGATGATGAAGGTAATTTTTTAAATTATAATGCAATTGATCCGTCAGGTGGACCTTTTATTAGTGTTGGGATGGATATGGAATATGTGCATGAAGATTTAAAAGGTTTAGTTATTGAGTCTATTGTAAGAAATGGTGAAAAAGAAGAAAAAATAATATTAAAAACAAAATTAATATGACTTACGAAGAATTCTTAAAAATATTAATGTCTTTTAAAAAAATTAATGAGGATATTAGTGAATTATATGATATAGGGTTTGATTTTTTAGAAGGTAAATATCGTATGTCAGATAATGTTAGTATTATGTTTGAATCGGTTTTAGAATCATATTTTACAGAAGAAGGTATTGATTGGATTAATTGGTTTATATATGAAAATGAATGGGGTACTAAAGATTGGAGTAAATTACCTACAATTGATGGGTTAACTGGAAAGATAATTTTAGAAGAAGATCCTATGAAGGCGTATGGTGCGAAAGATGAAAATGGAAATCCTATATGTTTTTCATTTGAGTCAACATATGAATATGTTAAACAATACTTAAAAAACAAAAAAGATGAATAGATTAGAATTAACTGACAAACAACTATCGATAATTCAAGAGGCTCTAGATTTCTACTCCAGAATAGGTATAGGTCAATTCAACGTAATAAAAGATCACCCAACTTTTCAAGAACACCTATATAACGAGTTTGCACCAAAAAAAGAACTAGAAGTGGGTGATAGAACTCAACGTGGTGAAATAGTAGAAATGCACCCAAAAAAGAAATGGATTAAAACCAAAGGAAGTTGGGGAAACGGTGAAGAAATAAAAAAGTGGACTGATGTGGATAATATAAAACTTACCACAGATTATTCAAAATATCATGACGTTAGAGATATAGTAGATGCTGCACTTGTATATCCCAGAAATAGACTTATGAATGATTTGGAGTTCCCACAACATGGGTCATGGGGAATATACAACGAAAATGTTGATGATAGTTGTAGAATAGCTTTTGATATTATACAAGTCATAAGACACGAAAGATGGAAACAAAATGAAAATAGGTCAAATATAACAGTGGACTCTCATATACATTTTTCACATAGAAAGGATAAATCATCGGATAAAATAAAATGCGAATTAAATATTAATGATGAAGATAAATAATTTTATATTGTTTTGTTGTGAATGGAATAATTGGAACGGATTTGTTTTACATTTATTTCATTACGATGGTGAATTATTTAACAAATCTTTAGATAATTCATTTTTTAGTATTAATTTTAGTAAAAATTATTTATACATAGATTTATTTTTTATGTCTTTTAAAATTTATAACAGAATACGATGAAAAAATATGATCAACACAAAATGAAAAGAACTCAAATACGTCAACAACAGGTTGCTGATGGTTTTTTTGATGGTCGTTTTGTCTCAAGATCAGAAAAACCTAAGAATTTATATTCTAGAAAGGTAAAACACAAAAAAATATATGAGTAAGATTTTATTAATAACTATGTCGATGTTTATTTTACAACCTAAAGAATATCTATGTAGGGCAACTTGGTATGACACTAGCAAACATAAAAAAGTTTATAGAGAGTACTCAACTGCGGCAGTTAGCAAAGAATTAATTAAAGATTTGAATATTAAAGTGGGGAAAATAATTAAAGATACATTAATTAAGGGTACACTATTAATAGTGACAAATATTAGTAATAAAAAAACTGATACCGTTGAGATAACAGATGTTAGTAAAGGTGGTAGTAGACATATTGATTTGTCATTAACTAGTTTTGAAAAAATATCTAAAAAGAGTGTTGGTGTTATTAAAGTAAGTGTAAGAAAAATTTAATTATTTTTAAAATGATTTGGATGATATAGATAAATTATATTATATTTGTAAAAAAAATAAATGAGACATTTTAAATTAGGTTTAATGTGGTTAGGATTTATAGTAATCACATCACTTTACGGTGAGTACATCGTAAGTAGAGAAGTAAACGGGTACCTCCAACTCTTAGGGTTAGTCGGATTGGTAGGTGTCCTTATATATTTAGGAGACATAACCGCAAATAATTTATTTAAAAACAAAAACAAAGAAAAATGATTGGAGTAAGTATGTTTATTTTAGGATTAGTAGTTGCAATTTATATTGCGTTATCCACAAAAGACACTATGTTTGATAGTGATGGTGACTTTAACATAAAATGGTTAGTTAAACCTATAGGTATTTTAATTTTATCTATTTTGGTTTCAATAATACAACCCTTTACAGTTGAAAGGATCGACGCAGGAAATAAGGGGTTAAAAGTTAATCTTACTGGATCAGAGAGAGGTGTTTCTAATTACCAATATAAAAGTGGTTGGGTAGTATATAATGATTGGACGGAACAAGTTAAAGAATTCCCACTATTCCAACAACACATAGAGTATGACGCACAAACTGTTATAACAAAAGGTGGATTTGCTGCAACAATTAAACCTTCTTTTAACTATTCACTTAGAGAAGATGCGATTGGCGATATGTTTGTTAATTTACGATTAGATATTTCCGCAATCGAACAAGGATGGTTAAAGAATGCAATTGTTTCATCTGTTAATGATGTTGCAAACCGTTGGGATGTTGATGCAATCTTTAATAAACGCGAAGAGTTCGAAGGGGCAATCATTACAGAATGTAATAAGAGAGTATCTAAATGGTTTACCGTATCTCAGTTGAGAACTAATATTATCCCACCACAGTCTTTACAACAAGCAATTGAGGGTAAAACTAAGGCGGTGCAAGAGGCTCAGGCGGCGATGCAAAGAAAGTTAGTGGCGGAAGCGGAAGCGCAGGAAAAAATTGCGATTGCTAAAGGTGATTCTGCGAAATCTGTAATTGACGCACAAGCAGCGGCGTTAACGATGAAACTTAAACAAAAAGAGATTACACCATTGTACGTTGAATTTTTAAAAGCCCAAAAATGGGATGGTAAATTACCATCTACGGTTACGAGTGGTAATGGCACATTTTTGAATATTAAATAATGAAATATTACTGGTTCGGTGGATCACAGATGGGTGTTAAGATTGGTTCGAATCCAAGTCTGTCGTCAAAGTCAAGAATCTCGAAAGAGTCTTGTGCCAGTATTGGTTAGTCAGGTGGCGGAATTGGTAGACGCGCCAAGCAAATAAGTGGTGTATAGGCTAAACGTTAATCCTATACTGTACAGGTTCGATTCCTGTTCTGACTACTAACTTAAAATAAAACAAAATGGAAAGTTTACATCCTGCAGCACAAGTAACAAGTATTGTTTGTATAACAATTGGGGTTTGTTTTTTTATATATTATGTGTTATATAAAGGTTTGAATTGATATTATAGTCAGGTGGCGGATGGGTAGACGCAGAGGTGAGGGGATATAGTAACACTCGGAAAGTAGCAGTCTCGTTACGTCCTACGGTGAAATCGAACAGGTTCGAGTCCTGTCCTGACTACTAACAATAAAATAAATAATATGAAAGAAAAGAATGAGATAGAAAACTACGAAGAAAAATCAAAAGTTCTTCAAGAAAATGGTTGGGTAACTTGGTATCATGATGATAACTGGATAAAGACAGAATGGATTAAGCAAGGTAAATCTTATGATAGTATGGGGAATTCAACCGATGTAGTTTATGATAGTTTAATTAAAGAATAAAAAATAGTCGGGTGGCGGAATGGTAGACGCATATATCCATACAGGGATGACACAGTACTGTATTACTGTGTCTTACAAGTTCGAATCTTGTTCCGACTATTAAAAAATTTATAATAAATAACAATAAAGTAAAATGAAAAAAATGTACGAAAAAATGATGGAAGACTGGATGAAATTTCAGCAAAAGATGACACCAGATTTGAATAACATCCAAAGTCAGGCAGTGGAAGGAATGTCTAAGATGCAAAATTTTATGTTTAATAATGCGATTCAAAATGTGATGTCTTCCGATACAGAAAAATGGACAAAATTTATGGAAAACTCCATAAAATTCCAAAAAGCATATATTGCTCAACAACAATCTATGTTAGATATGATGGAATCGATGACAGAGAATGCTAAGATACTCTCAAACAAATAATCGATATTGTAGATCACATTAAGGTGAATGTAAAAATATGATACATAAAAATTAGGTTATGAAGAAAAATAGGCGTAGAGCAGTACATGCAGAATTAATTAGAGAAAGTAGAGATAATCCAGGATATTTCAGGTATAATATTACCATTAGAGAAAAAGATGGAATGGAACATGTAGTCCCTGCTTATGGTAAAGATATGCAAGATGCAATCGAAAGATTGTTATGGAACGAAAGAGTTGGTAAGGTAACTAAATCAAAAATTATTGCACCAAGTTTTGCGGTGTTATTACTGTCTGTTGTTGCATTATCAGGTATGATGGGTGTAATCTACAACAATCCATTATGGGTTGCTGGAGGTCTTGGTTTTTGCGGTGTTTCATTATTGTTAACATCATTGGTTGATAGATATTTAAATAGAAAATGATACGTTGTTAAAATAAGAATATATGAGTGAATTTGAATTACCTGTTTACACAACTGCAGAATGTTCTGATGGGCCTAAATCTGGTGGAGTCGTATTAAAAGAGTTCATCGTTAGATGGGAATATAATGGTGATGGTAGTATTTTAGTATCTTTGAATAATGTCAATGATAAATTAATTCAAAGCGTTGAACACACCATTTCTAAAATTTAGTAAAGTCATATATATTTATATATTATAATATATTGATTAAAAAAAGTTTAAAATATAATTGACATTTCAGATTATTATATTTAACTTTGAAAAAGAAAATTAGTTCATTGACATATTGATTATAAATAATATTGTGTTGTTCCTTTGAGAAAGGAAGACTAATTAAAACTGAATTAAGGCAGGTACTGCGAGTGTCAGACAACACAGAGGACTTCTCACCTTCAAATAACCTGTACCCTTGAAAAACTCGTATATAAGGATAAGCAGGTTAGCTCCGATATAAAAGGGTATGAGAATAAGGGGCATTTGCTTGGATGGTGGAACTGGTAGACACGCCAGACTTAAAATCTTGTGGACAATTGTCCGTGCGGGTTCAAGTCCCGCTCCGAGTACAAAAGATGTTACAAAACGTAGAATGACAGATGTGGGGAGACGTGTCGTAAGGGTACACACTAAGGATAGGTATTCAATCTTAATTGTATTGATGTTATAACCCAACTCTCTAATGGTGTGTGAAGTATGTATTGTATGGGATTCCTGATAAAGTCATTTAACATCTTTTAATTTGCACCCGTAGCTCAGCTGAATAGAGCAACTCACTTCTAATGAGTAGGTCCCAGGTTTGAATCCTGGCGGGTGTACAACGAGTAAGAGATACTCAGTAGTCTTTTATTCAAGACTCATTTAACAATGGATAGGGGTAAAAAATGTCTACCGACAGACTTTCGATTCAGATTAAAGGTACCAAGGTTCAGGACCTCTGACGTAATGAACTGACTTTTTTATAGGGGATGCCCAAGAGGTTTTTCAAAAAGTAAAAACCCATATGACTACTCACCAGTAATCTCAAGGTGGGTAATTTGGTCTATTAGTGTAGTGGCTAACATACATCCCTGTCACGGATGTGCCGAGAGTTCGATTCTCTCATAGACCGCAGGGAGTGTATGCAGTAGAGTTCGGTTTGAGAGAGGACGTATCGCGCACTTAAAAGGGTGGATACAAGGTGTCAAACATGTTTTTTTAGTTTTAGTCATTAAAAACTGACGTTTTGTGGAGATAGTTTGATGATATAAACTTACACCCGTGATATTAGTGGGATTGATCACCCCTTTCACGTAAAAGTGATACCAACCCAAAGGTATCACAATTTGCTCCTATCGTCTAACGGTTAGGACATCAGGTTTTCATCCTGAAAATCGGAGTTCGATTCTCCGTGGGAGTGCTAAAGTGGGTAAGGACGTAATGAGGCAAGGTGCCGAGTCCTGTAAAAAGGTTGTTGAATGTGGGTTCGAATCCTACCTTATCCACTAAAATTATTATTTTTATTAATATGGAATATTTGTATGTTATTGGGAAAGTGGGACTTTTCTTTTTGTTGTGTTGGTTGATTGGGTTGACAATCACTAAATCTTTTAATTTGGTAGAGGGAAAGATGAGTAATACATTGTTTATGTTGAGAGGTGGAATAATTTTAGTTAGTATGATTATAATCTATTTATACTTCAAATAAAAAATGTTGAGAGGTGGTAAAAATTTTGTTGTTGTTGATGTTGGTTGTTTTGGTGGATTCTTGTTATGTGGGAATGACTTTTGAAGATAAGAGGAGGTTAGAACGAATACGTGAAAGTGATAAGATGTTTCGTAAAACTCAAAAGGTGAGGAGAAGATCGACAAGTGGTAAGTTAAAATCAAGTGTTAAATATCAAATAAGACAGATAAAAAAAAGATCTGTATATTATAGTTAAAAATTTGTAAAGTTATGAATAAACACAGATTAAAAATTAATGAAGGTCTTTGGAAAGGAGATTTAAAAAGACGATTAAAACGCGATTTGAATATAAGGTACGATGGGCACATTAGTGGGTGTTTGGATCATTTAGATATGGCGGCAGCTCATTTAGAGGAGGAATTAAATGGGGTTAATAAATTTGGTTTAGTTACAAATATACGGAATGCTAGATTTGAGATTAAAAAGTATTTTTATCCTCAGAAAGTTAATAATGAATGTGGTGACTAACCAATTCGATACATTCAGTTAACCCACATAAATTTATCCGTTTTGGTCCTTTAGCTCATTCGGTTAGAGCAACTGACTCATAATCAGTAGGTGGTTGGTTCGATTCCAACAAGGACCACATATATTAAAATATTGATAGTGGTTTCCCCCACTCAACGGATGTCGACAATCCATAGTGGATTAGGGATTCATCACCCTCGGCCAGTGCACTGATAAAACTCAGAAGAAGCCGTTAAGAATGAGGCGAGACGGGTACCTCATCACTATCATCCTTATTTATAACCAGTATAAATTATCTAAAAATTTGGTACTTTAAAATATTTTATTTATTTTCGTATAAATAAATTAAATTATTATGGGAATAAAATTGGGAAGAATGGTTGTGGTAAAGTACCAAATCTTAAAAGCAGGTGTTAAAAAAGAAGAATTCACTATTGAACAAATTGATAGTTTTAGTAGAGAACTTTTAGAGTATTTATCAGAAATGACTGATAGAGGTATATCTGAAATTGGTAATGAAACAGTTGATTTATACAAAGAAAGAGTTTGGAATCTTATTGAAAGAGTTGGTTTATTAGCAGAGTAATTATGCCTAAGATATATAAAGTAGGGGGTTGTGTAAGAGATAGTATATTAGGAGTTGATTCTAAGGATATAGATTATACGTTTGTTCTAGATAATATAGATAGGACTGTAGAAGAAGGATTTCAGATTATGTCTGATTGGTTAACTCATAACGAGTTTACTATATTTCTATCCACACCTGAGATGTTTACAATTAGAGCCAAATTTCCTAAAAATCACCCAAATGAAGGTTTAGTAGCCGACTTCGTAATGGCTAGAAAGGAAGTTGGTTACTCATCAGGAACAAGAAAACCAATTCTCGAATTAGGTACATTAGAAGACGATTTGGTTAGAAGAGACTTTACGTTGAATGCAATGGCTGAAGACGAATACGGTAACCTAATTGATTTATTTGGTGGACTTAAAGATCTTGAGGACGGTATTCTTAGAACTCCAGTAAACCCAGATATAACAATGATGGACGATCCGTTAAGAATTTTGAGGGCGCTAAGATTTTCAGTAACAAAAGGATTTCATATTGACTTTAAAATATGGGATGCGATGGCTCAACCAGAAATATTAGAGAAATTGCAAACAACTGTTTCAGTTGAAAGAATGAGAGAAGAAATCTTTAAGATGATGAAACACAATACTCCACTATCTTTAAGATTACTTCATACCGTTGAAGAATCTTACATACCAGGATTTTTAGATTTGGTATTCTCAAAAGGAATGTGGTTGAAACCTACTAACGAATTATAATCTATTGATTTTAATCAAAATTATAATTATACTTAAAAAAAAATAGTAATATATGAAGTTTAAAGATGTAACAGAAAAAGACAAAGAGTATGCCTATTCAATCTACACTGATAAAAATTTAAAGTGGGATGAGAGAATGTCTATTCTAACTAACTTTTTTAATAGATCAGAAAGAACTGTTAGGAAATGGTGTTCAGAAAAATTTAATTTTAAAGAAAAGGTTGATAAGGAATCAGAACAATTTGAGGCGGCTAAATTAAAAAAGTATGATAAAGATAAAAAAATATTTTTAATTACTTGGGCTCAAAATAACACACCTGTCCATAATGGACTTCTAACTAATATGGAGGCGTATGCGGAACATTTGGATGCAGACATACATGTTATTGCTGGTAGATATAAGAACCCAACGTCAGTATGGACTAACAATCAAGAAAATAATGAATTTTGGGATGATAAGGTAGTTAAGTATTTAGATGCGAATAGACATGATATACATAAATATGTATCTATTCTATCCGATGTTAAGATACAACCTACTGCAGTTGATCCTATGACAGGTTTACAAGGTTTAAGTGGGATTAATTCTTGCATATTTGGATCACCAAAAGTGCATTTAGAAACAATTCCCGTTTTAGTTAAACAAAAACCTAAAATGATGTTAACTACTGGGGCTATAACTAAAAAGAATTATACTGATTCTAAATCAGGTAAGAAAGGTGAATTTCACCATACTTTTGGTTTTGTTATTGTTGAAATTAAAGATGAAGATACATTCTTTGTTAGACAAGTGACTGCAGATGATAAAAGTGGTAGTTTTTCTGATTTATATTATAGAGTAGAAAAAGGTGTTATCAGTAAAAATTCATCTGTGTCGGCAATAATTTTAGGTGATGTTCACTATGGACATCACGATGAAGATGTATTAGATTCTACTTTTGACTTGATGGACGGTCTAACCCCTAAACACGTTATATTACATGATGTATTTGACGGAGATTCTATAAGTCATCATCAAATAAAAGATCCGTTTGTGCAGTATGGTAAAGAAATGAATGGGTCTAATGATTTGGGTAAGGAAATAGATGAAATGATGGAACAATTAAATCGTTTCACCAAATATGAAAATGTTGTTATTGTTCGTTCAAATCATGATGACTTTGTTGATAGGTGGTTGAAGAATGAAGATTGGAAGAAACAACCTACATTTAAAAATGCACCACTTTATATGGATTTAAGTTCTAGACTTTTAAAACAATACGGTAATAACCCTAGCGATGTTAAAGGAGTTATACCAGACATCATCAACGAAAAATATCCTAAATATATTACACTAGGTAGAAACGATTCTTATAAAGTTAAGAATTGGGAATTAGGGCAACATGGTGATGTTGGTTCGAATGGTAGTAGAGGATCTTTACCTCAGTTTCGTAAATTGAATACTAAAATTGTTGTGGGACATTATCATTCACCTGGACGTAAAGATGGGGCATTAGCAGTAGGTACCAGTACTAAGTTAAGGGTTGGTTATAATAATGGACCTAGTGGGTGGTTACAGTCACATGTTATCATTCATAATGATGGTAGGGCACAACATATAATTTTTAGTAGGGATAAAAATAATAATATAGATTTTACTACTTTAAAATAAAATCAACCAACATATATTTTTAAAAACCCGCATTTGTGGGTTTTTTTATTAAATAAAAAAGACTATATTTGTTATATGAAAGAGACATTAGAAAAATATTACAACGATGGGTTATTGTATAAACAAGTACATCCAACTTTACCATTAACTATATGGAACTATACTGAAAAAGTTCAGTATGAAAACTTATGGGATGATGTGACTTTGATGTGTAGAGGTTTGGTAACTGATGAAGATGGTAATATAGTCGCAAGACCATTCAGAAAATTCTTTAATGTCGAAGAAGGTAAACACACTCCGACTAATAACTTCAAAGTATATGAAAAAATGGATGGTTCTTTGGGTATATTATTCAACTATAATGGTGAGTGGGTAATGGCGACTCGTGGTTCATTCACTTCTGATCAGGCGGTGAAAGGTATGGAAATGTTAACAAAATATGATTACAATAAATTACACAAAGATTTCACTTACTTATTTGAAATTATATACTCAGACAACAGAATAGTTTGCTCATATGATTATGAAGACGTAGTATTACTTGGTGTGGTAAACACTAAAGACGGTTACGAAGTTAGTTTACATGGTGAATCTGATATAAGAATACAAAACTTAGTTAATAATTTAGGTTTAAAGGTAGTTAAACAATACGATGGGATAACAGATTACTCTGTGTTAAAAGGAATGGTTAGAGATGATGCTGAGGGGTTTGTGGTACTTTTCTCTAATGGTGATAGAATAAAAGTGAAAGGTGTTGAATACTTACGATTACACAAAATAATGACTAACGCATCAACTACTGCGATATGGGAAGTTTTATCTACTGGTGGTAATATAGAAGATTTAATTAAAGACGTACCTGATGAATTTTATAATAAAATTAAATTATATGTCAGTGAGTTAAGTTACCAATGGTATCAATATTATAATCAACTAGGTAAAACTTATGATTATTTTAGGTATGGTAAATATGGGGATAAGGATCCTGAACCTACTAAAAAAGAGTTTGCAGAATTTATTAAAGATAAAGAACCTATCGTAAAAGCAATTATGTTTGCAATGTGGGATGGTAAAGATTACGATAAAATTATATGGAGTGCACTAAAACCAAAATTTAGAAAATTATGATAGACAATTTAGAACTAATAAAACCGTTATTAAATTTTACAGATAAAGGTGACTTTTATATGTTATATGTTTTTAAACGTAAAAAGGATCAACCTGAAGGTGAAAGAGATAACCATCAATCGGTAAGGACAATCAAAACTTATTGTATAGAGTCTATTGAACATATTGAAAAGAGATATGATGAAATTAAACAACTTTGTGAAATGTTTAAGGCGAGGGCATATATTCATGTTCAGAAACAAAATCATAAGGATGTATCTCTTAATATGTTATCCACACTAGCGGAACGTATTAGGGATGGTGTAGATAAACAACAAGGTTTATTTGATTCTGTTGTGGGACAAATTAAAACACATGAAAAGAGATGGATTATAGATATTGATGGTAGTCATACACCAAGTCCGATAATGATATATTTCATCGAATATGAATGTGAACCATATACTAAAGTTAATTTTGATGTGGCTGGTGTCCCTAATGGATACTTAGTTGGTCCAAAATTAGAATCAGTAATACCTACAAAAAATGGACACCATCTAATCACTAAAAAATTTGATGTTAAAAAATTTAAAGAGAAATATCCTGATATAGACATCCAAAAAAAGAACCCAACACTATTATATTTACCTAATAGTTTGGGATAATAAAAAAAAATTGTAATTTTGTGTTATGAAAATAGTATTAGATAAAGGACAACGATTATTTTTTACGAGTGATACCCACTACAATCACTCTAATATTTGTTCTTCAACAACTAGTTGGGAAGGTGCGGAGAATTTAACTCGTAAGTTCAATTCACTTAACCATATGAATGATACATTAGTTAACAACATTAATGAAGTTGTTGGTGAAAATGATGTGTTAATTCATTTAGGTGACTGGAGTTTTGGTGGGTTTGAAAAGATTGAGGAATTTCGTAACAGAATAGTATGTAAGAACGTTCATTTAACTTATGGTAATCACGATCACCATATTCGTAGAAATAAAGATAATATACAAGACATATTCTCTTCAACTAACGACTATTTGTTTTTAGATATTCGCCGACAATCAAATTTGGGTAAGGGTATGATGGATAAATATTCTTTTGTATGTATGCATTACCCAATCGCATCGTGGGACAGTATGAATGATGGTGTAGTTCATTTACATGGACATGTTCATTTACCACCTAATTTAAGGTTAGGTGATGGAAAGTCATTGGACGTTGGGGTGGACGGTAATAAACTATATCCTATAACTTTAGATGAGGTAATATCTATCGTTAAAAATCAACCAATTAAAAAATTAACTTTACCGAAAGATCATCACGAAAAAAGAATATGAAAAATATAAATAATAAAAATTCGAATAATGGAATAGGATTAGGTACAATACTTTTTCTTATTTTTATGGTATTAAAATTAACTAATAATATCGATTGGAGTTGGTGGTGGATTACCTCTCCACTATGGATACCGTTAACATGCCTATTAATTCTAATCATAATAGAACACATATATTTTAAAAAATGAAAGATAAAATTTTATATATTGTAAGAGGGATAC